GAGTTTCATATGAAACAAGTTTCTTTTCTCGGTTCGGTGTCCAAACAAGTAATCGCTCAGTTCGCAAAATCAGAACTGACCATCGCCGCCGCCAAGTTGGCTGAGGACAAAATGATCCAGCGCGCAGTGGATACCATGGCGCTGGCGCTTGCCCGCGTCCGAAACGGGGGTCTGTTGCGCATCCGCACCGACCACGAGGATAATGAGGCTTTCCGGCCATCTCGGCGGCAGGCTTACTACTAAGGATACCTATGGCAACGAGCAGCATGTTCCCCTCCCTCTCCCAAGCCCCGCAAGGCCTTGACGAGGAGTCCTTCGACCAACCAGCGTTGGAGATCGAGATTGAAAACCCGGACGCAGTAACCCTGTCGGACGGCTCCATGGAGATTACGCTTGCGCCTGAGGGCCCGCTGGCCGGGGGCGACTTCGATGCTAACTTAGCAGAGGAGATGGACCAAGGGGACCTGCAGTCTATTGCAAGCGACCTGATCGAGATGATCGACGCGGACATCACGGCCCGCAAGGACTGGGTGGAGGCCTACGTCAAGGGTCTGGAAGTTCTGGGCATGAAGTACGAAGAGCGTACCGAGCCGTGGAATGGTGCCTGCGGAGTGTTCAGCACGGTGCTGACCGAAGCTGCCGTTAGGTTCCAGAGCGAGACGATCATCGAGACCTTCCCCGCACAGGGCCCGGTCAAGACGGAGATCATCGGTGCCATCGACAAGATGAAGGAAGAAGCTGGAGAGCGTGTCCGCGACGACATGAACTACCAGCTGACCGAGGTGATGACCGAGTACCGCCCGGAGCACGAGCGCATGCTGTACAGCCTTGGGTTGTCAGGCTCGGCATTCAAGAAGGTGTACTACGACCCTAGCTTGGGCCGTCAGACCGCGATGTTCGTCCCTGCAGAGGACTTGATTATTCCTTATGGCGCGTCTAGCGTTAACACGGCAGAGCGGGTCACGCACACCATGCGTAAGACCAAGAACGACATCCGCAAGCTGCAGACGGCTGGGTTTTACCGAGAAGTTGACCTTGGCGAGCCGACCACGATCCACAACGACATCGAGAAGCAGAAGGCCAAAGATCAGGGCTACTCGATCACGGAAGACGAGCGCTACCAGATTCTGGAGATTCACGTTGACTACGAGATGCCCGGGTACGAGGACAAGGACGGCATCGCGCTTCCATACGTAGTTACCATCGACCGTGCTACCACGGAAGTTTTGGCTGTCCGCCGTAACTGGGACGAGGATGACACGCAGCGTCTGAAGCGCCAGCACTTTGTGCAGTACACCTACATCCCCGGCTTCGGTGCCTACGGCCTTGGCCTTATCAACTTGATAGGTGGCTACGCCCGCGCTGGCACTTCCCTGATCCGTCAGCTGGTGGACGCTGGCACGCTGAGCAACCTGCCCGGGGGTATGAAGACGCGCGGTCTGCGGGTAAAGGGTGACGATACACCGATCGCCCCGGGCGAGTTCCGAGACGTGGACATTGCCAGCGGCGCGCTGCGCGACAACATCATGCCGCTCCCCTACAAGGAGCCAAGCCAAGTTCTGCTGGCGCTGCTGAACCAGATCACCGACGAAGGTCGCCGGTTAGGTTCGATCGCTGACATGAACGTCAGCGACATGGGTGCGAATGCTCCGGTAGGTACGACTCTGGCCCTGTTGGAGCGTCAGCTCAAGACCATGAGCGCGGTTCAGGCCCGGGTGCACTTCTCCATGAAGCAGGAGTTCCAGCTGCTGCGCGACATCATCCGTGACTATACGCCGGAGGAGTACGCGTTCGACCCGTCGTCGGGTGACCGCAAGGCCAAGCGCAGCGACTACGACATGGTGGCCGTGATCCCAGTGTCCGACCCCAACAGCGCGACGATGGCACAACGGATCATGCAGTACCAAGCTGTGATCCAGTTGTCCCAAGGCGCGCCCCAGATTTATGACCTGCCCCAGCTGCACCGCCAGATGATCGAGGTGCTCGGCATCAAGAACGCGGACAAGCTGGTGCCGATCGACGACGACATGAAGCCCCGCGACCCCGTGTCCGAGAACATGGCGTTCCTCAACGGCAAGCCGACCAAAGCGTTCATCTACCAAGACCACGACGCCCACATCGCTGTGCACACCGCCATGCAGCAGGACCCGCTGATGATGCAGCAGATCGGCCAGAACCCCCAAGCCCAGAAGATGATGGCCGAGATTCAGGCCCACATCGCGGAGCACTTGGCCTACTCATACCGCATGAAGATCGAAGAGCAGCTCGGCGTACCTATGCCCAAGCCGGACGAGGACATGCCAGAAGAGCTCGAAGTGCAGTTGTCACGTCTGGTGGCCCAAGCGTCGCAGCAGCTGTTGGCCATGAACAAGAGCAAGGCTCAGCAGGCGCAGGCCCAGCAGGCAGCGCAAGACCCACTGGTGCAGATTCAGCAGGCTGAGCTGGCGATCAAGACGAAGGACGCTGAGACTAAGGCTAAGAAGGTCGAGGGCGACTTGGCCATGAAAGAGTGGGAGCTGCGGATCAAAGAGAACCAAGCGACCGGCGAGTCCCCCGAGATCATCATGGCCCGCCACCAGCAGGAGATGCAGATTCAGCAGCAGCGCCACGCCATGGAGATGCAGCAGGCACAACAAGCCCAGCAGGCACAACAAGCCCAAGCAGCGCAAGCTGCCCAGATGAAGGGTGCTCAAGCTCAGCAGGCCATGGCCCACGGCGGCGCGGTGCACATGCAGAAGCTCAAGCATGCCGATCAGGCTCACCTGCACAAGTTGCACACCGCCCGAGAAGCCGCTGCGGCCCAACCGACAAACAAACCCAAAGGTGATAAATGAGCGAAATACAGGTCCTTGAGCATTTGAGCTCCAAGTTAGACGAGCGTGTAAAAGCTTTGATGGAATCTATGGCGGGAGGGGGAGTCGCCGACTTCCCAGCCTACCGAGAACTGTGCGGAAATATCCGAGGTCTCCAGACCGCACAGTTAGAACTAGGAGACCTCGTGCGTATCTTGAAAGCTAACCATGACTAACTTTGACGTTCAAGCTGTTGACCTATCGGGGGTACTAAATACCACCACCGAGGAAAAAGCAAGCCAAGTGCCGGACCCGGTGACATACCACATCCTGTGTATGTTGCCAAAAGCCGACGAAGAAATTGGCGGAACCGGCCTGATTAAAACCTCGCAAATGATGCACTACGAGGAGCTCCTGTCCCCCGTATTGTTCGTGGCCAAGATCGGGCCCGATGCGTTCCCCAAGGACAAGTTCCCCAGCGGCCCTAGCTGCAGGGTGGGAGATTTTGTTCTGGTGCGCCCCAACACGGGCACCCGCATGAAAATCCACGGCACCGAGTGGCGTCTGATTAACGACGATTCTGTTGAGGCGGTCGTGCAAGACCCTCGCGGCATCCAGCGTCCCAACATGTAAGGAGCGGCTATGTCAACCACATTTGAATTTCCAGACGAGGCTGAAGCTCGTGAGTCCAAGGCTGGCGGTCGTGTCATTGAGACCGAGACCGAAATTGAGATCGTCGATGACACTCCAGAAGTGGACCGGGGCCGCAAGCCCATGGCCGAAGCTCCCGCTGAAGTCACGGACGAGGAGCTGTCGAAGTACGATGCGAGCGTCCAGAGCCGTATCAAACACTTCTCCAAGGGCTACCACGAGGAGCGCCGCGCCAAGGAGTCTGCACAACGCGAACGCGAAGAGGCTGTACGCCTTACTAAGCAGGTCGTTGAGGAGAACAAGAGACTCAAGGGTTCCTTGCACCAAGGCCAAACGGCCTTAATGGAGCAAGCCAAGAAAGTAGCTGCTAACGAGGTGGAGAAAGCCCGGGCCAAGTTTAAGACTGCGTATGAGGCAGGCGACCCTGAAGCATTAGCGACTGCGCAGGAAGAAATGACTGCGGCGCGTATCAAATCCGACCGCGTGGCTAGTTTCCGACCTACCCCTGTACAAATCACTGAAGATAGTGTACAAACTACCCAACAGCCCCAACAAGCTGATATGGACCCCCAATTGCGGGACTGGACTACGAAAAATCCGTGGTTTGGTGCTAAGAAAGGTATGACGGCTTACGCTGTCGGGCTCCACGACGATGTTGTGGCTGAAGGATATACTGCTGGAAGCGCCAAATACTACGAACGTATTGACGCCGAAATGCGGGAAAGATTTGCAGATGAATTCGAGTCTACAAATCCTGCTGATGCGCCAACTCAGCGGACGAAATCGAATGTTGTCTCACCGGCAACACGTAGTACTGCGCCCAAAAAAGTCGTACTTACCAAATCGCAGGTGGACCTTGCTAAGCGTCTTGGAGTTCCATTGGAACTCTATGCCCGGCAAGTAATAGCAGAACAGATGAGGAAATGAATATGACTGAGACAATTCGTAAGAGCCGTGACCTTGATACCCGTGCAGCAGCCGCTCGTCCGACGAAGTGGATGCCGCCCCAGCTCCTGCCTGATCCCTTACCGGAAGCAGGCTATGCGTTCCGCTGGATTCGAGTAAGCACGCTCAATAAGGACGATCCCACCAATCTTTCCTCTAAGCTCCGCGAGGGTTGGGAACCCGTTAAAGCAGCAGATCATCCTGAGATTCGCTTGTTTGGCATGGCCTCCGGGCATTTTCCTGACAGCGTAGTTGTAGGCGGTTTGATGTTGTGCAAAACCCCCGTGGAATTTACCCAGCAACGTGACGCTCACTTCCGGCAGCTGTCGGACCAGCAGATGAACTCGGTAGATAACACGTACATGCGAGAAAATGATCCGCGTATGCCGCTTTTCAAAGAGCGTAGTACAAAGGTTACTTTCGGTAAAGGTATTTAACTTTTTTGGAGTCTTAAATGGCATCTACTGCAACCCCCTACGGCCTCCGTGCCGTAAATGAACTTGGAGGTCTACCCTATGCCGGTAGCACTCGCTCGTTCTTGATCGACCCTGCGGGCTACGCCCTCAACATCTACAACGGTTCCGTCGTGTTGATTAACACCTCTGGCTACCTTGAGATCGTTACCAACCTCGGCTCGGCTGCTGATCCGTTTCCTGCTGGCGTTATCGGCGTTTTCGTCGGTTGCTCCTTTGTGAACGCTCAAGGT